GAAGGCAATCATGATCTGTCCTCCAGCGTATGGATGCGCAAGTACATGAAGCACCGCTTCCGTGATGAGCCGAGAGTCGAGGTAATCGACAACGAGTTCCCTTACTACGCCTACCTACACGGCCAGACCATGCTTGGTTTCCACCACGGCCACAAGATGCGCATGGCCAACCTGCAAAAACTGTTTGCGGCAGAGCCTCGGTTCCGTGAGATGTGGGGGAAAGCGAAGCACTGCTACATTCATTGCGGCCACCTGCACCATGAGCGAGTTCTGGATGACGCAGGCGCCACGATTGAGCAACATCCCACGCTCTCGGCCCGTGACCACTACAGTAGTTCACACGGCTATATCAGCCAGCGTGGTGCAAAGGTAATTACATATGACAAGTTGGATGGAGAAATACACCGAGTCACAGTGAGGCCGAGGTATGACAAAGATTCTTGAGTTCAAGCGCCCGATGGCGTGGGAGTCAGCGCAGGAAATGGCTGAGGCATTTGCAGAAAGGTTAAGTGACAACGATGACGGATTGGCTGAAAGTCTTTACAGCGCAGTAATCATGTACCGCCTCAAAGATGGCAGTATTGCCTTTGAATGTAGCGACAACGCGAACGCCCTTGACGTGGGGATGATGGCCTCAGCCGTTCACATTGCCTGCCTATATGAGCTGGGGGCGGTTAACTCAGAGGAGGAGGTTCTGCACTAGCCTCTGGGAAGAATAAAGCAACCGCCGACATAAACAAGACAATAACCACAGCCCAGACATACTCTGGCACCCCCTCCTCCCGCAACTTCTTCTTGCACGACTCGCACAACGCATCCGATATCGGAATGCCTGACTTGTTGCAGACGTAACAGTGCCTCACTGGGAATGCCTCCTCTCCATTAAATGGCGCCAAAGCCATTCTATCGGCTTTAGATCGCGGGACTCCATAACCAGTCTTTCACCATAACCAAAATCATGCGTCTTTGCCTGAGCATGAAACAGCTTCTTGCCTACCGCGCCCCAGATACGCATTGCGGCTGGGTCATCTGTCTTGCTGACCAGCACCGCGCAGTCCGCCTTAAACTTCTCCATGTTGTCAAAGATAAGCGGGCCTCCGTACTTGTTTGTGAATTTCACGTCGATTGAAATATCATCAAACCAGAGGTCAACGCCACCGTCAGTCAGCACATTAACTTCTGGCAAGTCAGTACCAAGAACCCTCGCAACGGCAAACTCAGCCTTGAATCCGTATATGTTTGCCTCAACCCGAGACTGACGCTCATTCTCCAGTCTAGGCGGGAAGCCCTGCATCTCGCACAGCTTCACCGTGTCGGCGCCCATCAACTCAGAGGCATGGACATCCTTTTTACTGAGACGAACAAGCATTTATAGCCCGTTCATCTCCGCTAGCTTGTTCTGAGCCTTTTTCAAGTCCTCAATCGCCGCCTCAATAATATCCAGACTGTCCGCGTTCATATTGGATATGTCTGCTATCCTCTTGATGGCCTTGTCCAACTCCTCCAGCCTGTCCAATACCGCAGTTACTGCCTGCTCTGCCATATCTCCCTCCAACTCTACTTTGATTCTGGTCACGCCATACCCTCTTCTGCCGGCGGTATGTAATATCCAATCTCTGCGGCGACACGACATAGCGTTTCTATTAGGTCTGAATAGTCACCTCTAGAGGCGTCACCTGAACGCTTGACCGGCCTTCTTCTCATGCCAAACTTGGTCGCATGTTCTGTTGAGCCATAGCATTGGCACAGCATTTCCTCATGCATTTCGTCTGGCGTCATGCCGCAGAACCGAGCAAACTCGGCGCAATACTTGCGGTAGTAATTTTCCTGCGGTCGCGTGCGCTCACTCCGTAGCGGCTTGATTTCAATGGTGACGCCGTATGGTGCCTGCTTGTTGGTGGCGATCAATTCCTTTACGGCATCCGGAAATGCCGACGAAAGATACTGGAACACGTTCATCAACTGGATGGACTTAGTTCGCGGGATGTGCAACTGCATCTGCGGTCTCCTTCTCTTGGTACGGGCGGTAAAAATAGAGGGGGCAATTTGGCGCGGTACAGTTCCTTATGCTTTCGCGGAACCCCGGCTCAATGTGGTCCTTTGTACACCCCATGCAGTGGGCGCACATCGCTTTAATGGCCCTCTGCCTTGTGCGCTTTCTTTCATACTGAATTAGCGGGTTGTAAGTGGTCATGGTTTGTGTCCCTTGATTTCGATGATCTCCTGCGCAACACGGCGCACTAATGTCTGAATTATCAGGAATAAGAACTGCTCACTGAGATCGATCTTTTTGTCGAACGATGACCCATCAAAGGCCACGTCGAATTTATAATGACATCTTGAGCACAGATCAGCGATGCAAAGGTCATGCGGCTTGTGGCCCGTACCTTTCCCAAACCTGTGCGACCTCATTCCGGTGTAGTGTGCGGCAACCACGGTGCCATCAGCGGCACCGCAGTTAACACATGACTGGCCCTTGGCCCCGTCAAGCAGTTTCTTTGACCTAATCAAAACGGAATATCATCCTCTGGCACCAGAATGGGCTGGGGCTTCGGGGGAGGTGCAGTCTCCTCTCCGTCCCAGAATACCTCGCCAGTCACATACTGGTATGGCTGGCCGGTGTCTTGCGCTTTGCGGGTCCATGACGCCAGCTTGATTTTGGGCGTCTCACCCTTCTTGGCCATCGCCACCAAGCCCTTTAACTGCTCGCGAGTCAGGTCAACCTTGCCCGTCATGTCGGGGTGGTTCTGCGCCTTCTTGTCTTTATTCGGCCAAAGACCGCCTTCGCTTTTGTGGTACTTACTCATTTCTTTCTCCCTTAAAATGGCTGAGGGCAAAAGCCGTAGCCAGATGTTGTTGTGTAGTGAGACGAACTGCCGATCCCACACTTCCACTGGCAAACGACCTGACCGTTTACCCCCTGTTGCTGAGACACCTTACTCCAAAGGTGCGCATGCCCCAGCGCAGATGCTGACAAAAACAGCGCCACGATGACGCCAACAGAACGTAACTTACTCATTGGTTCCCTCCTTTTGGGTCTTGAGTTGTTGCCGTAGAGCAGTGAAGTGGCCCTTCAGTTGCTCGTAGTGCTCGTTGTAGTTTTGATCCAGCAGATCGATTACCTGCTTGTTCTGTTTCCAGAAGTCGATCAGGTCTTGCTCTGTCCCTGTTGCGAACGTGTCAGCAGTACTCATCATGAACGCCAGCACGTTATCCGCTTCTTCTTCAGACCCGATATGATTCTCGGCAGGCTGTTCGGCAACCTCCTGCTTGATCGGCGTCACCTTCTGCGCCGGCTCCCTCGCCTTGGCCGGCTTCTTCTCTGGCTTCGGCTCTGATGGCGGCTCATCGTCTGGCGGCAGGTCTTCGCCAGCATAGATATAGTGTCCTAGCCCAAACATGCCGATGCATTTGGTCAAGCAACGCATGCGGGTGTCTGACACCTTGCGTATGTCTGGGTTTTGGATGGCCTGATTCTTGTAGTCCATCACCGGCAACCACATTGTTCGCTCTAGCTCGCCGATCTTGACTCTGCACCAGACCTCGCAGAATCCCTGCGCGTCCCGTTGCTCATTGAAGAACTCATAGGTCGCATCAGGATAATGCTCCATCAAGATGCCCCAAGCCCACGCCCAAGACAGGTAACTGAGACCGTTCTTGCTTTTTTTGTGCTCGTTGCAATCGACCTTCGACAGCGTCTCCCAGACCGACTCGTATGTCGGTTCAGAGGAGGTAGTTTTTTTTGTGCTCATTGCTCACTCCTAGTGTTTTCCAGACTTCGTTTGGCTTCATCTTGTAGAATTCCGCGGCTCCGATGTTGCCGATGTGTTTATCGTTAAGATAAAACGCCAGCGTGTTGCCGTGGATGACTATCTGTAACTTGTTTCTTGATTGTTGCATCATGCCAACAACCTTGAGGTAAAAGTCAGGGTCTTGTTGAATCATGCGGCCCTCCATTGGTCGCACCACTCAGCAACACGGCACCAATTATCTTCGCATCTGGTGTACCGTCCCTCTCTCGTCTCAACGATCAAATCATCCTTTCCTTCTGCGTATTCACGCGCCTGCTCCATTGAGTCAAACACCCTTAACGCTCGTTTGTTGCCGTCTTTCTTTACAGCGAACTGGTCAGGTTTTTTCCAGCGCTCCTCATCAGAGCACAGGGGTAGTGGCTCGCCGGTTAGCCGCAGGAATTCCGCTTCGTCGTGCAGGCGGACCCGTTCGCGGACATAGCTATCCCTGTCTTGTTTGCTCCAGAGCGGGATATCCACGATCACGATTGGCGCTTTCGGGTAGTTGGCCTCGCCGGCCTTGCTTCGTTGCCAGTCCCGCAGGACCGCCACGATATTGAGCGCTGACACCTCTGCGTCATGATTCTGCTCGACCAGCCAAGCGTAAAAGTTAAGTTGCTTGTCCCACTCCTTTTTGCCGTAGATGACCGACCAGACTGACGTACACTTGTAGTCGAGAATGGTGACCGTGCCATCTGCCTCGGAGCGTTGCAGGTCGATGGCGCCACTGATAAGCCAGTTATCGATCTCTGCAAACAACCTTTCCTCAACGACGTGGCCGTCCGGTTGATGGCGTTCAAACATGTTATGGACTGCGGTGCCAAGCACAGACCAGACCATGTCGGATGCGTCCTCTTCTATAACTGCATCATGCTCGGCCTTGAGAATGCGCACACGCGGAGAGTCGATCAACTGCGTAACAGATCGATTGCTGTTGCCACGGCTGTAATCGCTGTGGGTTAGCGCCTGATAAACAGGCTCCGGTAGGTTTGTGTGGTTAGTTATTCTCACTGGATTCTGAACACCCGCATCTGGTCGCCGTCACGCACCACGCTGAATTTCTTCGGAGGGTTGCGCCTTTGGAACCTCACCACCCGTTGGCGTAACGCTTGGACAAGTCGGGCGTCTTCTGACATAACTGGGGCGAGGAATGATTCGTTGATCTCCATCTCCGAAAATGGTAACTCTGGCAAGCGGGTGCGTTGCGGGATTGGAATGTTCCGTTCGATCTTGATCATACTGCTCTCTCTCTTCAGCTTCTTGAAGTTGGTAGACGTAGCGTCCCATTTTGCTCATACAGCGGTCCTCGTTTTGAACCAGTCGAAATGATAATAGGGGGAAGAAAGGAATGTCAAACAATATTGTAGAAATGGTGATCTATGGCGAGCCGTGTAGCAAAGCAAATAGCCGTAGACTTGTTAAGAGCAAGAGCGGACGACCCCTGTTCATCAAATCACAGAAAGCGCTCGATTATGTCAAGTCATTTGAAAAGCAATGCAGAAAAATTGAGCCGCCAGTCGAGAAAGATGTAGCCGTTCGGATCGTAATATTTTATGCTAGCAGACGGCCTGATCTTGACGAATCACTGATACTGGACTGCATGCAGGGTCCAATATACAAGAACGATAGGCAGGTCAAAGAAAAGCACATAATCTGGGGAGGGGTTGACAAAGACAACCCGAGGGCAGAAATCAATGTCCGGTATTTACAAGACGGTCTACAGCAAGGTGATATTTCAAGCGATTCGTGATCTCGTTGGCTCACAGCCGCAAGAAAAAGAAGACGCCGTCAAGTATTTGCAATCCCCAGCATTCCTGTCGCACTGTGAAATAGCGGGTTTCCCGTCTGGCTTGCAGGACGCCTTGGATGAGATGTTATTGCTCAGTCGCACCGAGCAGAAAGTTGTCGCCAGAATGGTGATGGAAGAGCTGACATCTTGTGCATAAAAAAGCCCCCGATGGGCGGGGGCGAGACTCAAGGGAGGTTCACCACTAGTACTGTTCTAGTCTAGTACATTACTAATTATATATAAATAGTAATGTTCTAAGCTGGTACTGTTCTAGTCTAGGACAGTTCTAGGGTCTACTCATATCACAAAAAAAGGGGGTAGGCAACCGCTATGACCGCTTTGAACGACTACGTTCTTGGCCATAGTCAGGACGCCCGAGTAAGGTGTCCCGAGTGTGGCGACCAGCGCAAAAAGAAAAATCAGAAAACATTTTCAATCACGATCAAGCCCGATCACACCCTGTACCACTGCCACCACTGTGGCCTGTCGGGCGCTGTTCGGCGTGAAAAATTTTACGAGGCTCACATGGAGAAAGTAGTAAAGATACCCACCCAGCTAAACTACAACGTGCAGTTGATACAGGATTTTTTTGGCGTCAGGGGCGTGCCGCTGGATACCCTTGAGGGGTTACCAGCAATGACCACTGGCGAGAAATACTTTCAAGGCGAAATGAAACAGGCGGTCGGCTTCATCTACGGGCCGAGAGAAAACCCCACCGCAATCAAGTGGCGATCCGTGGAAGGGAAGGGATTTCTCTGCGATGGCGCACCAAGATCGTTCTACGGTATCGAAAACGTGGAAGATACTGACGAGGATTTGACGATAGTCGAGGGGGAGTGTGATGTCATTGCCTTGGCTAGCGTTGGAATTAAGGCCGTATCTTGCCCCAACGGCGCACCTGCAAAGGTCAGCCAAAATCGGGTCTCTCCGGAGGAGGACAATAAGTTCTCGTATATCTGGGAGGAAAGGGAGCGTCTGGAGCGCGTCAAGCGGGTTATTCTGGCGACCGACAACGATCAGGCAGGCGAGGCGCTGGCAGAGGAAATCGCCCGTCGAGTGGGACGGGCCAAGTGCTGGCGGGTCAAGTTTCCCGAGGGCACGAAGGACGCAAACGATGCTGTTGACAAGTTAGGAGCAGATGAAACGCGCCGGATCTTCGATAGCCCTGAGCCAGTTCCGCTGTCCGGAGTCTATGGTGCGTCGGAATATCTAAATGACATCAAAGACATCTACGCCAACGGCCACGGAAGAGGGGCCAGTACCGGGTATCACGCTATAGACGAGTTGTTCACAATAGCGGAGGGACAGCTATCTATCGTTACCGGCATGCCCAGTTCGGGCAAGTCTGAGTTCATTGACCAGATCATGATTAATCTGGCACAGCGCGAGTCATGGAAGTTTGCCGTGTGCTCGTTTGAGAACCCACCGCACATGCACATTGCCAAGCTGGCAGAGAAGGTGTCGGGAAAGGGTTTCTATGACGGTCTGGGGCCGCGAATGACTGAGAGTGAGCTGGATGAGGCGGTCGAGTTTATCAACAACCATTTCGTCTTTCTGGAGTCAAAAGACGGGGGCATGAGCACCATTGAAAGCGTGATTGAGCGCACTAAGCAGGCTGTGATGCGGCTGGGCGTGCGCGGTCTCGTGATTGACCCCTACAACTACATCGAGCAAGTCGGCTCAGAAGAGCATAACAGCATCAGCCAGATGCTGAGTCGGATCACGGCTTTTGCCAAAGCCCACGGCATCCATGTCTGGTTTGTCGCCCACCCACAGAAAATGTATCCCCGAGAAGATGGGAGCTATGCAGTGCCCAAGGGCATGAACATCTCCGGTTCTGCGGCATGGTTCGCAAAAGCCGATCTGGGGATTACCGTCCACCGAGGCGATGACTGCGTCGAAATCCATTGCTGGAAATCTAGATTCAAGTGGACGGGCCAGCAGGGGATGGCTTGTCTTACATATGAGCTGTCAAATGGAAGATACAGGGACTACGCTCCGCCGGCAGAAATCAGGACGATCAAGGGAGTTGACCGGAGTTGGGAGGACTTTGATGAGTTCTAGTTTTTACAGTATCGCGCAGGCTGAAAGCCTTGCGGTTACTGGGTTTGATCAGTTTGATCAGTTTTTCACACGCCCCGAAAAGCCTACTCCTAACAAGTTACCAGTAGTGTTTTATTATCCGGGGACAAATTCGCGCTCCGGGGAGATGGTTTATGTCTGACAAGTCACACACAGACCTCGGCACGAAGGAAATCTACAAACGCCACGCAGTGATGGTCGAGGGCGGCAACATGCCCCGCGCCAAGGTCATGGATCAGTGTCTGGTTGACCGATACCTGATGGACGGATTGTTGACGCTTCCCCAGCACCAAGCGGCAGAGTATGTCATGGCGCAGGCTTCGCAGGCTGGAATGTACACAAGGGCGCTTAACTTTGAGCCGTCTTCTGGGGAGCGTGCCAAGGACACAATGGCAAACGAATCGCTCATGCGCTACGGGCGCACGCTGGATTTAATTGGGAGGCGGTATGGGCCGTATCACAAGTATCTGGTGGAGGAGGTTGTGCTACATGACTGGGATGTTTCAGATGACGCCAAGAAAATGGGCGTGCTGAAAGAGGGGCTGGACTGGATATCGGAAAGGCGTCTGGCTGGCGGCAGGAATCCGCTGAGGAGATTGAAGGGTGAGTAGCTTTGACGAGCAGGTAGGCGGGGATCATTACAAGCGGTTCAAGATACAGCCGCTGGAGTATGCGCTGGAGAATGGTCTGGGGATTTGCGAGCACGCCGTGATTAAGTATGTGACTCGGTGGCGTGACAAGGGCGGTGCTGATGACTTGCTAAAGGCAAGACACTACATCGATCTTTTGCTGGAGTTTGAGGGCAAGGGGGGGGTGTAAAAACTGGAAAACTGGAAAACTGGAAAAACTGGAGAGGGGTGCGGTGGATAGCGTTTTTGCCAATCACTTTGCGTGTAGCCCCCTGACAAAAATACTTTGCCGACGCCACCGCTCGCCGTTAGGAGTGTGGGGCTAACTCAGTCTAGCACCAGTTCGCTTTTTCCGTAAAGCCGCTGGGCAACGAATTATCTCAATGGATGGAGAGTCTACCTCCCTTAGCAACAACACCGATAAGTTGGGCATTATCGCCACATCCTCTCCGAATCTTTCGGCCATCTGCGTGGCCGCTTGCACTGCTATCTGGTAATCGTCTGGCTCGGCCATTCATGATCCCCTTGCGCCTGAGAAATCGTGAGTAAGCGCCGGCCTCAAGGTCAGCGCATTTGCCTACCCCACACAAATCGGTTGATTCGTAGATAGCGGGGCAAGCGGGGGCGTGGATGCCCCCGTCCATGTCGCAGTACTGGCAAGTCATGAGACCATCGCCAAGATCACGATCACCAATGTGGTGAATGACATCATCGCGCCAGCGCCAGCAATCAAGGTCAGCATGGGTATCTGCTGAACCATTCGCTCGGCTTCCAGCACCCGATCCAGCATAGCATCTGGCATCTCGGGCGGCTTGGGCGCAGGCTCCGCCCTTGGCGCAGGCTCCGCCTTCTTCGCAGGCGCTCGCAGGGGCAGTGACCTCTGGGTCGTCTTGCGAATGTATGTTGCCCTCCATGCGACAGCGTCCCTTGTCCTGCCTAGTGCTTGGGCAATGACCGCCTTACTCAGTCCCTTCTCCAAACACTCCGTTAACACGGCATCATCTTCCTTAGACCACTTGGTAAAATGTCTTTCCATTGTGATTACTCCTCACAGTTGATATCTGGGTTGTAGGCAGGCCAAGCCTTACCCTCAACCATTTCACAGTAGTGGCGCTCGCTAGCGACTGCATCTTGATAATCGCCCTCTCCCGCCACAGCTAAAATGAGCAGGGCGATAATCACCCCAGCCCAAATTGACAACGCACTATCCATTTCTTGCCGACTCATATACCCCCCTCGTTGACGTAGCACCCGCCGATCACGATGCCATATTCGTTGGTGATGTCGGCCTCGCCGTCTTCGATAACAGTCGAGGGGCTGAACCCCCACAGCTTGGCGGCGGTGCGCATCTCCGCCTCGCAGGAAAGCCAGTCATCCATCGGCCTGCCGGTCAGCCACAGCGTAAAGGTCGGCTCTGGAGCGTCCTCAGCCTCTGGGCAATGGGGGTGGTGCGCGTTTACGCGCAGGCACTCGTTACACATTCTGATCATGTCATTCACTCCTACGTTGAGACAATGTTTATGTTACGTCCGCATGGACGCATAGGCAAGTACTATCACAAAAATCCCCCAGCCGATACATGTCTGAAACATGGGGGTTTGCGGTAGGGTTTTCTGTCTGCGTCTGACTTGTTAAGAATAAAAATATCCGACATACCTCGCTTCACCAGCGTTCACTTGCGTGCGCTGGCGATACAAAGTTGGGTACTGGGGGGCGCGTGGCCCCCGTGGGTTACGCCGCCTGAGCGACGATGGTGTCGGCACCGGACTCGGCGATCATGCGTCGAATGCAGGGCACCGGCTCGCTGTCGAGCACCACAACCAGATTGTCGCGCTGGCCCAGTGCGTTCCAGTCATCGTCATACATCTCGCCATCGGTGAACACGATGACCAGATCAGACTCCAGACCGTTCTGCTCAAGCCACTCGACGCCAGCGGTCATGTAGGTGCCGCCGCCGCAGGGTGCCTCAAGGTCGAGAAGGTCTGCACCGGAGTACACCTCGTCGGAGCTGTGGAACTGGTGATTAGTCCATGCAACCACAACGCCGTCACGCGGTTGGAGCGTGTCGATCAGAGACGCAGACTCAATCATGAATTGATTGAGCATATCGCGGCTGACTGATGCTGAGATGTCAACCACAATGGAGACGCGCCCGATCTGACCGATTGACGTGGGGCTGATGACGCCCAGCGTCGAGAACCGGCGGCGATGAATGCGAGACCATGTGGTCTGACCGCCAGCGCCTGCGCGGTTGAACCGATCAGCCAGCTCTGCACGCCAGTCGGTGTCGGATGCATTGCTGGGGCGGTAGCGGTGCGAACCCTCGCGGATAGACTCGGGGAGTCGTGCAGGGTCGCGCCCATCAGCCTCAAGCTGATCGATGCCATCGTCCACTGATGAGCGGATGTCGTGCTCATCTTCGCGAGCGGCGGCTTCCTGCTCCTCATCGGTGCCCTCATACTCAGGCGTCAGGTGATGGTCGTGACCGGCAGGCTCAGGCAGGGAGCGCTCCCCATCGTTACTGTCTGACTTGTCAGGAGCACCATCGCTAGTGTCTGCGCTGTCTCCAGAGCCGTCCTGATTTTCTGGCTGGCTACACTCGCCAGACTGGTCGCCGCTGGGGGCGGGATTGGTCTTGGCGTCATCGTTGTCATCCTGCTTTTGGTACAGCTCAGCGTAGACCGAATCGACAATGTCATCGCGCCCGTAGTCGTCGGAGTAGCAACCCTGCGGGATAGGCTCAAAGCCCATCGCCTTGCAGTCGGAGTTGATGACATAGTCGGCGGCGCGGTTATAGGTGCCGTGATCGAATGGCACGCTGGGTCGGAAAAACCCGCGATCCTGATACACCTTGCCGCGCTGGGGGTGCCGCAGGATTATGTGTGACACCTCATGAGCAAGCAGGAACGCCCGCTGTGAGTCTGAGTCAAGCCCGCGGAAAAACTCGGGGCTGATGTAAACATAGACGCCGTCAGTGGCGGCAGTGCCTACGGCGTCAGTCCAGATCACCTCAGTGGCGAGTAGCACGCTGTAGTGAACGGGCGCTTTAGTTTGCAGGATGATCAGCGCCGCAATGTAGCGGCGCGAGTTGGTGAGATCAGCAGTAGGTGCGAACAGTTTTTTGGCTCGCATGATTACACCTCCATGCCGGCAGTTTGTGCCAGCGGTAAAAGATCGTGAAACTTCTGAATGA